CCCCCTACAAATGATAAATACTTGTGTATTAAGGAGAAACAATAGATGGCAATCTCAACTCTATTAAATTTAACAGTTCCATTAGCAAACGATAGTAGCTCTAGCAGCCAAGGTTTGCTAATGCCAAAACTACAATATCGTTTCCGTGTTACACTAGAAAATTTTGGTGTCTCAAAAGAAACTCAAGAATTAACAAAACAAGTTATTGATGCAGCTAGACCAACAGTATCTTTTGATCCTATTGAATTACCAGTTTACAATTCAAAGGTATATCTAGCAGGTAAGCATACTTGGAACACAGTCAGCTTGACACTACGTGACGATGTAAACGGCAGTGTGCAGAAAATGGTTGGCGAACAGCTACAGAAGCAATTTGACTTCTTTGAGCAAGCAAGTGCTGCATCTGGTATTGATTACAAATTTGTAGAACGTATTGAAATACTAGACGGTGGTAACGGAACAAACACACCGGGTGTATTAGAAACTTGGGAACTATACGGTTGTATGCTAACAAACGTAGAATACGGCGCACTAGCATATGCTAACAACGATGCGGCAACAGTTACACTAACTATGCAATACGATAACGCAGTGCAGTTAGGAGTTGGAGTTGGTATAAACGGCGTGAAACAAAAACGTTCAACCAGTAACGCAGGAACAACAGCAACTGGTTAATAATAACTAAGATTGCCATTAACATAAAGGAGCCGTTGGCTCCTTTTTTGTTTATATACGCACTTAATATATAGAGATAAATACTGTATGTCAAAGTTTAGTGGATTTTTCGATAATTTAACAAAGCAAGGGACCGTTGCGGATTTTGCACATGCTGATGCATTGTATGTGCGCAACAACATGCGACTTGCACCGAAAACAAAATTCTTATATCATATTGTTTTTGATGTCAACCAAGAAGCATTAGCATCACTTGGAAAAACTGTGCAAAACTTGTTAAACAAGCGTGAATTCAATTTACTTGTTGACAGTGTAGATATGCCAAGATTTAATGTTGAAGTTGATGAAAAAAATCAATACAACAGAAAAAAATTAGTTCAAACTAGAATAAGATACGAACCTATACAATTTAGCTTCCACGATGATATGGCAGGATTAACAACATTACTATGGGAAGCATATTTTAGATATTATTCACAAGATCCAAACTATGCACAAAAGAATACCAGCGGGCAACCAGACACAACTGTTCCTCAAAGTTACAACACATTTAGGAACAATATGTATGGACCAGAAGAAGCTAATATGTATCGATATGGTTTAGACAATAATATTAAAAAGAACATACCGTTCTTTAACAGTATAACAGTTAACCATCTGTATTCAAACAATGCTACTCCTGAATTTACAAGTTTTACCCTGGTAAATCCTATTATTACAAACTGGAACCACGATAGCTTGAATCAAGCGGAAAATTCTTTTACAAAAAACCAAATGAGGATAATGTATGAAAATGTATTATATGGAAGAGGCAGAACAGGCATAGATGAACCTGCAGGTTTTGCAGATCCATCACATTACGATTTATCAGTTGGTGTGCTTAACACAAACGGTGTAATAGGCGACTTATTTAGAATAGGCGGATTGGTAAATGGTGTAAGCACAGTATTCAATGATATAAGAAACAACGAAGTTGACTTGAATACAATACTTACAGGAATAATTACACTACAAAATTTCCAAAATCTTACAGAAACAGAACCTGCACCAAATTTAAATCAAATTAACACAGTGCAACAACAATCAGGTTTTGTTTTGCCAAGAACAGAAGATAGCAATGCTACTATAACAACAACAGCAGTGAGAACACAATGAGCAGTATAACAGATCCTAGCATTAAACAACCTACTGATAGTGCAGGCGAAGTAAAAGAATTTTTTGACAAATATTTTAGTAAAAAAATTGCAGTTACCAGTAATCAAGTCGATAGTGTTGTAGGTTTCTTTCAAAAAAGAGGCTTTGACAAAAACAGTGCAACAGCAGTAGCAAGTGTTTTGTTACAACAAGCAAAAATAGACAACGTAAATGTCTTTAAATTACTAGACACACTTAGCGGATTAAATGCAGTTTCAATAAGCAAACTGGTTGCTACAATCTTAAACACCAACAGAAGCAAAATGAGTGCAATAGGTTTTAGCGTAGAGTCTACACAAGAGACAAGTGAAAAAAGAAATATTGTATACTAATGGCACGTTTTGCACAAGGAAAATACACTTGCAGGCACCCTGAGAAATATATAGGAGGACGCACTCCTACATACAGATCCAGCTGGGAGTTTGCTTTTATGCGCTTTTGTGATCTTAACGAAAACGTTAGCAAGTGGGCAAGCGAAGCAATAAAAATTCCATACAGAAATCCATTAAGTGGTAAAATGACAATATATGTTCCAGATTTCTTTGTAGCTTATACTGACAAAGATGGAAAGGAAAAGGTTGAACTAGTTGAAGTAAAACCTTTTAATCAAACTGATATTAATAAACTAGGAAATAGCAATACTAATAAATTACACTATGTTGTTAATCAAGCAAAATGGTCAGCAGCAAGAAGTTGGTGTAAACAAAACGGTATTGTATTCCGTGTTGTAAATGAACAAGATATTTTTCACAACGGTAAACGTAGATAAATATAGTAGCATATAATGGAACACTACTATGACTAAAAAACTAGAAGAAATGTTGAACCTACCAGACAACAAAGATATTGTGAAAGAATCAAAGCCTAAAAAATCACAAGTTGTTGAAACTGAAGATACATTTAGAGATATAAGTGAATTAGACAAAATATCTAGTGCATTACCTGCTGTGAAAGGCTTAGGTGAAATGGCAGATAACGAGCTAAACGAAGTAGCAGACAAAGCAATGGAAGCCTATGACGATTTAATGGACTTGGGTATGAATGTTGAAAGCCGTTACTCCGGTAGAGTTTTTGAAGTTGCAGGAACCATGTTAAAAACCAGCTTAGATGCAAAGGTTGCAAAGATAGACAAAAAATTAAAAATGATTGACTTGCAGTTGAAGAAAGAAAAATTAGATAAAGATAGCGGAGCGCCTGCTGGTATGGTTGACGGAGAAGGTTATGTAGTGACGGACAGAAACAGCCTGTTAGAGCGCTTAAAAGGGCTGGATAAAGATAAATAATAGTATAAACAGGATCCTATAGCTATGAAAACATTTGCAGAATATTTAACAGAGTCAAAAAAGACTTATGAATTTAAGGTTGGAGTCGCTGGCGAATTACCAGAAGGCTTTGCTGATCACATGGAAACAGCATTACAAAAATATGGTGTAATGAAAATGAGTGCAGGTAAAAGCACTCCTATTCAAGAACGTCCATTAGACTTCCCACAGTTAAGTAACATGAACGTTACATATTACGAAGTTGAATTGCAGTATCCAACAACTGTGCAAGTATTACAAGAATATATAGGTCAATGCTGCGATGTTTCTCAAAGCAATATTATAGTTAGAAATCCAAACGAACCACAAGAACAATATCAGCAAGAAAAAGATGATGCAGAATATGTAGCTAAATTAACACAAGAAGATATGGGACAAGCAGAAGGCGATGCACAATCAAGTGTAGCCGGTGGTAGAGTAATGGACCTGTTGAAAGAATTAGAAACAGCTCGTAAAGAACGTGAAACTGATTATGTAGGTGAAGCACCTGCAGGTGAAAGCAAAGACATTGGCGATGCTGAAAACAGTAAGGCAGTGTTATCATGAAAATCAATGAAATAAAAAGGATATACGAAGCAGCACCAAAAACATTTACGCCAACACATTATGGCGGTGCATTTGGCGCAAATCCTTTGATGCTCCACTCAGATGGTAAACTGTATTTTAGAGCACAAGGACAAATACAGCCGTGGCAAGGTAATCCAACAGGAACTGGACTGCTAGGTAAATTTAATCCAGCAACTGTAAAAGGCAGAATTGTCAACGGCCAACGTGTTCCATACAGACCAGGTGAAAATTTTTCAAACGATCCAACAGCAAGACCAGGTGGTGGCACACAAGCATCAACATGGCAAGATCCTGATGCACAACCTACACAGGCAGCAAGACCAGTTACTGGCGCAAGCTACGATCAAGGTTTACTACGTAGAGGTAGCAGAGGTGCTGGAGTAAAAGAACTACAAGCAAAACTAGGTATGCCTAAAAGCGAACAAGATGGTATCTTTGGTCCTAAGACAGAAGCAGCAGTTAAAAAACTACAGCAATCACAAGGTATTAAAGTTGACGGTATCGTAGGTCCAGAAACACGCGGTGCTATTGCAAAACTACAAGCACCTGAAGATCCTAGCGCACCTGAGCAAACACCGCCAACAAGAACCGAACCAGAAACAAAAGAACCTGAAACAAAAGAACCAGAAACAAAAGAACCTGAAACAAAAGAACCAGAAGAAGAACCAGAAACAACAACTGATACGTCAGCGAATGATAATCAAAGTGCTGCTGATGATGCGCAAAATCAAAATGATGCAGATTTTAGTGATCCAGAGGAAACACCTACAACACAACGCAGTGCAAGAGATATATGGAATATAATAAAAAGTAAACGTGATGCTCTACCGCAAGGCCCTGAAAGAGTTAGATTATCTAATCTAATGAATCAGATCAATGTAAGCACTACAACTCCAGAAGCAGCAGAAGAAATTCTTGCTCAAGCAGAAGAAATTAGTCCAACCGAACCAGGTGATGAAACACCAACTGAACCAGAAACACAAATTGCCAGTGGACCTGTTTCTCCAGAAGGAATTACTAGTAGATTGTCTCCAGAGGCAAAAGCAGAATTTGAAGAAGCAGTTCAAGAAGAAGGAAGTTTGATAGCTGCACTTGCTTATTTTAAGAAAAGAGCTAACAATGCATTAAGATATCAGAGAGAAACTCCTCACGAATTATTTGGTGTAACAACCAAAACTGCAGGATTTGGATTGAGAGATGTTCCAGACAAAGGTGTTATTGATATTTCTTCTGTTCCGGGAGTTTGGCCACCTGTTATACCAGGTTGGAGAAACGCAGCTAATGCAGCAGAAAAACAACAACTGAAAACCGATTTTTATTCAGAATTGTTAGGTAGGGTAAAATACAAAACAATTGACGATATAGAAGAATCAAGAATATTACAATTAGCAGGAGTAGATATGAAAAAGAAATTAGACGAAGCAAGTATTAGCATCAATGGTGCTGATAGTGCGGAAGTAGCAGAAATACTCCGCATGATGCAATTAGCAGGCGCAGAAGGAGCCAAAGTAGTCGGACCAGACGATATTAATCCAGGTCCAAAACCTTGCCCAATATGCGGCAAAGTTCACGGCCCAATGCCAAAGCCAGGCGGATGCGGAAGCAAACCGGAACCAGGTATGGGCGATATGATCCGTATGATTAGTTCAGAAGAAGAAGAACTAGACGAATGGGAAAACAACGCACCAGGACACGAAGGCGATGAAGAATACATGACTTCAACTGATGCAGGTTATCCAGCAGGCAACGATATGCATAAAAAGAAAAAATCATATCCTGCAACTGCTGGTGGTGACAATCCAATGAACACAGAGTCTTTAGAGTCAGAATTGAAATCAAGACTAACACAAGCACTTGCTGAGAAAAAAGAAAAAGACAAAGGTGGTCCAGAAGATCACGGTAGGCGTCCAGATAGTCCAGATTTAGACGGAGACGGCAACACAGATGAGCCAATCGGTGATGCAGCAGAGGATGCAAAAAAAGGAAAAAAGTCTAAAGGCATCCAAGCAATGATTGATGCCGGAAATAAAAAAGCAGATGCAGAAACCAAAGAAGCTCACAAACTTGGCAAGTTTAGAAAAAGACACAAGAAAATAGATAGATTTAGATAATACATCCCCCCAGAACTCAATAGCGTCTTCGGACGCTATTTTTTTGGTTAAATACTATATGAGTAAATCATTAGACGGCGTATTAACAAAGAAAGCCAATCAACAAGAAACATTTACAGAAGCACAAATACAGGATCTAATGTTATGTATGGATCTTGATGTAGGGTATTTGCATTTTGCAAAACATTTTGCTCACATACAACACCCTACGCAGGGTAAATTGTTGTTTGATCCTTATGAATATCAAGAACGTTTGATGGACAGTTATCATAGTTATAGATTTAATATTAATATGATGCCCAGACAAACAGGTAAAACAACCTGTGCTAGTATCTATTTGTGTTGGTATGCTATGTTCAATCCTGATCAAACTATTCTAATTGCAGCACACAAATACACAGGTGCGCAGGAAATCATGCAACGTATTAGATATGTTTACGAACTATGTCCTGATCATATACGTGCAGGTGTTACCAGTTATAACAAAGGTAGCATGGAATTTGAAAATGGTAGTAGGATTATTAGCCAAACAACTACAGGCACTACTGGACGTGGTTTGTCTATTTCTTTATTATACTGTGACGAGTTTGCGTTTGTGCAACCTAATATTGCAGAAGAGTTTTGGACTTCTATTTCACCTACACTAGCAACAGGTGGTAAGGCTATAATTACAAGCACACCGAACTCAGACGAAGATACCTTTGCTACTATTTGGAAACAAGCAGAACAAAAGTTTGATGAATACGGAAATGAAAATGATGTAGGTATAAACGGCTTTCATGCATTTAGAGCTGAGTGGCACGAACATCCTGACAGAGACGAACAATGGAAAGCAGACGAAATTGGCCGTATTGGCGAAGAAAAGTTTAGACGTGAATACGGTTGTGAATTTTTAATCTTTGACGAAACACTTATTAATAGTTTAAAACTTGCAACAATGGAAGGTGTTAGTCCAACAATACAAATGGGGCAAGTGCGTTGGTATAAAAAACCCGATCCAACAAAATCATATGTAATTGGTTTAGATCCTGCAATGGGCACGGGTGGAGATAATGCTGCTATACAAGTATTTGAATTACCAACATATGAACAAGTTGCTGAATGGCAGCACAACTTAACTGCAATACCAGGACAAATACGTGTGCTTAGAGATGTCTGCACATACATTTGGGAAGAAACTAAACAACAAGCAAACATTTATTGGAGTGTGGAAAACAACGGAATCGGTGAAGCAGCCCTGCTTGTTATACAAGATTTTGGCGAAGAAAACATTCCAGGATTGTTTATCAGTGAACCTATACGCAAAGGGCACGTTAGAAAGTTCCGCAAAGGTTTTAACACAACACATAGTTCAAAAACTACTGCCTGTGCTAGACTAAAAACCATGGTAGAAAATGATAAACTGATAATTAAAAGCAAAACACTAGTAAGCGAACTAAAATCCTTTATTGCTACAGGCAGTAGTTTTCAAGCAAAACCCGGACACAGTGACGATTTAGTTAGTGCTACTATATTACTATTGAGAATGATAACTGTGATGAAAGATTGGGATCCTACAGTTTATGATACCTTTGCTCAAATTGAAGCAGAGGATGATTACGAAATGCCCATGCCAATCTTCATAAGCAGCAATTATTGATAAATACTTACATGAAAAACTTAGATACAATAGCCGAACAATTATTCAACGAAATACGTGGACGCTTTCCAAGTATTGAACTCGGCGATGCAGAAGGCAATATTACCAACGAACCTGCACTAGCACGTTTTTACGATTTTGATTTTGAATCAAATGGTAATAAACTGGGCAAGGTAAGTGTTAGTTTAGACGAAGACGACGGTGTAGTTGTTATGTTTAGTAAGGATTTTGTTGAAAGCGAATTTGGATCTATAAAAACCGATTGGTATGGGTTCCTTAAAAACCTGAGAACATTTACAAAGAAAAGATTGCTAAATTTTGAAGTAAGGGATATTAACAGATCTAACCTAACAAAAAGAGATTATAAATTTTTAGCTAGTAATCGTAGCGGAGAACAAACAATGGCTGAATCAAGAATGTATGGAAACGCAAAAACAAGTTTCCAAAAGATTGGTGGTGCAAAACTATCAATCAAGCACACAGGTGCTATAGAAGAAGGCGGAAGTCGTACTTCAAAAATTGGTGCTATTTTCATTGAAAATACAGACGGTGAAAGATTCAAGTATCCATATAAACATCTAAGTGGTGCTAGAGCATTAGCATTACATATTAGCGAAGGTGGTCATCCATTTGATGATTTTGGCAAATACATTACAGGACTAAGTGAAGAACTATCTAATCTCCGCAAGTTCAAAACTTACATGGGTCGCAGTAGTGTAATGGCAGAAAGTCTAGCTGAGCACATGGGCACAGTAAATGAAAGAATGGTAGCAGTCAAAAAAGAAATCCAAAATCTTCAAAAGCCATCATATTACGCCGAAGCGTTTGAACAGTATGTGCCAATTGAAGAAACAGAAGTTCCAAGTGAAGTTGCAGAAAACTGGATTGACCAATTGACTGTAAAACAGTTTAATGAAGAACTAAAAGATGTATTTCCTTACATTTACAACCTAGTAAGCGAAACTACAAAAACAAAAGAATTGCATTTCGAAGATATTATCAACGAACAACAAGATATGATTTACAATGTAAAAAGAGGCGATACAGTAATTGCTATTGCTAGAGCATACAATATTGCAGTTGAAGATATTATTGAAGTTAATGGACTAGACGATAATGGAACAATCAGAGCAGGAGATCAATTGACTCTTCCTGGAGTAAATCCTAATCAACAAATTGGTGCTAGTCCTACAACACCAGGCGCAACAAGAGGCATTGATCCTGCACAAAATTACAGTGCAGCAGATTTAGCAAGACTAACAGGCCAACCAGGTTATAGCGAAGCAATAGATAGAGCTATTGACAGTTTAATGGGTCAGTTTGCTGATTCTCTTTCAGAAGCTCATACAAATGAAGCAACATGTGGCTGCAAACCTAGTAGTTGCTCACACTGCGGCGGCAAACATACACTTGAAGAAGTTGGTGAAAAATGCGATTGCTGCGGTAATATGATTAAAGAAGTCAAAGCAGAAGGCAAACAGCATGACAAAGACGGCGATGGCGACGAAGACAGCGATGATTACAAAATTGCTAAAGACATTGCTATTAAAAAGGCTATTGCAAGAGCAGCAGAAGAAGAACCAAAAAAAGAATCAAAAACACCACTAGGCGAATTTATTTTAAGTTATTTTGATAGAGAAACTGGCCAGTTTCCAAAAGGTCCAACAGCCGTGCTTACTATGGTAGAAAAAGAATACGGAGAACGATTTGTAAGGCCAGCACAAAAGTTCATAGAACGCATCGACGCAAAGGTCGCAGAAGTAATGGGCTACAGAGAGGCAGATAATTTTAATTTAGATGAAGCAGGACAAGAACTAGGTAATTTAATCAAAACAGGTGTGTCTGGTGCCTACAAATATATTGAAAAAACTATTAAAGATTTTGAAGTTTTACTACAACAAAATCCTAATCATCCTAAAGCACAGCAATACAGACAGGAGTTGGATCAGTTGAAAAAAATGTTAGCAAATGCTCAAATGCAGATGGGCGAAAGTATTTTCAAAAAAGCAAAAATACTAGAAGCAAAACAAGAGATTTATAGAATAAAACAATTAGCAGAAGCGGCAACAGCAGCAGATGCAAATGCTCTTACACAGGCA